ACGGTAGTCTCCTGTCTTTAAGTCTATAATAGATAAATTACCATCTACTTCTGCTACAATATCAGGTGTACCAGCCCAAGGCATGTCTTTGTGATATAGAAATATCTCTTGACATATTACTTTAGGCTTTATTTCGTAGTACCATTTTTCGAAAGACATTAAAGACTTTCTAATAAACTCTGTACCCGCATGTACTTCTTTTCTTTCTAGTAACGCTTCTACTGCTTCGTGCACTGCTGTACCTCTTGCTGCAGCGTCATCTCTTAGTTTTTCAGCGTTCATACCATTTTTCATAAGCCACTCGTCAAAGAATCTTCCTTTAGAGCATGTCTCGCCTATGATAGTTGTTACTGAAGGTTTCCAGTTTAAGCTTTTACCTTGTGAGTACCAACGTCCTTCTCCTTCGTGTCTTTGTATTTTTAGACCATTAATATAGTTATCAATCATCATTTCTTTCATTGAGCCTCCTAACCCATTGATTGCTAACCCCTTTGTTTTTGATTAAACTTAATCGTGGTGTTATGTCGCTTCAACTCTCTGAATATCCGCATAAGGGACACGCATATCCACAGTCTCCTCCTGAAACGACATTACCACATTGTAAGCAGTCTACTTTTTCCATAATTGCCTATAAATTGTTCTTGTTGATACTTTAAAGAGTATCGATAATTTACTAGGTTTATACCCAATATACCAAAGAATATTTATAAGCCATTTGTCTACTTTACTTAGTTTTTTCATTCACTTGTCCTGTATCTTTTAGGGTTTGCTATTAATTGTTGATAAAGCCACCAACACTTACCGTCATTAGTTGCTTTAAGTATTTTTTGTCTCCGAGAGGCTTGTATGTCTCTCATTCGTTCTTTGTTATCTTTTTGCGCCATTACTCCTCCTTAGTTAACTTTAAGCACTCATTTTCTCTATCTATTAAAACTCTTATAGGTTCGTTAATTTTCCACTTTAGTTTTTTAAATATAATAGGTGGTAAGTTAACTTGATAAGCATTAGTAGTAGAGCAAGTATTTGAAGTTGCTCTTACAAAACCTTTGTAGTTATTTTTAGTATTATTACTTTTGTAGTTATTTTTAGTTTTCATTGTTCTCCTAATTAAACACATCTGATTTTGCTAGTTTTCTTAATATGTAACCTTGTACTCTAATGTCTTGTGTTTTTATCCACTTAATAAATGTATTGTATTCTTTATCAGTAAGTGGTCCCTTTTTAGTGTTACAAGATGCACATATCATTTGAAGGTTGCCTTTATATGAACCTCCTCCAGAAGAAATAGGATGCTTATGGTCACATACCATATTAGTTACATCTAATTTCTTTTTACAGTAATTACAAGGCTGACTATATGCTTTGAAAAGCATTTCACGTATTTCAGTTAAAGATATGTTAAATTTTACTTCATACTCCTTACTTCTTTTCTTTAAAGAAGATTTTAGAGTTGATGACTTTTTCATAAGCCTATGAAACATTCTTTTAGCATGTGTCCCGTGAGCGGGACGAAGCTTACGCATAAACTTCGCTTCCCACTCTTTAGGACTACGCGACTTCCGATTGGAATTTTGTCGATTCATAACTAGTTTGTTATTTACCGATTCTTTTGCCATCAGGCGTCCTTGTCATTTTGTATCTACCAAAACCTTTATACGCGCCTCTTGTATTGTAGGTTGTATTTATTTCAAACCCCTTTTTACGTAAGATGTGTATAGTAGCTGATAGTCTCCAAGCTCCAAATAATCTAGCTGCTTGTGCATGATTTAAAGTTTTACCTTTAAGCAGATGCATAAGTATTCTTTGATTCTTTGATTTTGCGTTTGGTCTTCTTGCCATTTCTGGACTCCTTTCCGAGATAAAGTGCACCAATAAATTTCCATACATTTAATTTAATAAGTATTGTATCTATTAGTATACCTTTCTCTTTTTCTATTGTTAATTGAAATAAATAAAATAACTTTATTCCATAACCGTTTTGTGTTTTTATTAGTTTAAACATCACTTCTCCTTAATCTAAAACTTGGTTGCCATTCTAACTCTGTCTTAAATAGCTCACCATCAGTGTTTTTAAGTACTTCTAGTGTCTTTTTAGGACTGTTAGCTTGACCATTCAAGCCTATCACTTTACGTGATGCGTTTTCTATTGCTCCTGAACCTTTACCAGCATATAAGTCAAGCACTTCGTTACGCGAGTATTCTCGACTAACTTGAGATACTTGTATTATTATTAAATCATTATTTACAGCCATGCTTGAAAGCGAATGTGATATATATTTGATTTGTTCGTACTCACCTCTAACATGAGGAGGAGTTTCTACTAAATCAATATAATCAACAACTACTACAGCTGGTCTTAACTCTTTAACTTTTGCTTGTATTTGTTCTAGTGTTGGAGGAATAGTTTGTATTACCATATGGTTTAGTTTATGTTTATTTTCTTTATAAACTAATTTAGGGTTATCATTTATCTCTTCTTTTGTTTTACCTGATACTATTTGCATATTACGTCTATGCATATACCATGCTGACAACTCTAAAGATAAATATAGTGTTGGTATTTGCCAATCAGTGTTTACATCATCATTTGCAAAATCAACTCCTAAAGCTATACATTGTGCAAGTGTTGTCTTACTTGAACCTGTAGGCCCAAATATAGTTACTAACTCGCCTGGATATATAGCTGTATCTGATTCAGCTACACCTAACATTTCTGCTATTGGTATAGAACGTCCATCAAAATCTGCAGACATTCTTTCTTCTAGTTTCATTTGTAGGTCATCTGAACTCATAACATCAATCATATAGTCTTTTCTTTTAAAGTGTATACACCTTGTCTTGCAATGATTTAACATTATCTCATCATTACAACCAAATCTGTAGCCTCTATTGTAAACATACTCTACTTTTTCTATTACACTATTTTCATTTAAACTATTATTGTTCCAATGCAATATAGCTGTTTTAGCATATTCACTAGGTATTCCATGTCTAAAGAAGTGCGACGCTATTCTAATAAGCGTTTGGTTTCTAGACCCTTCTTGAGGGCCATTTGTTAGCATTTCTTGCACACACGGTATAACATCTTTAGGTTCTACAACTTTGCGTATTTGGGTCATTCTAGGCGCTCTACTGAGTATCTTATCTTCTAACTCGCCATTACCTATTAGCTCACTATAAGCGTAGTCTATTCTAGGTTCTTTTGCCATCTCTTGGATTTCCTGATAGTCTTTACCGACTATATCTCCCCAAGTTAATGGTATTTTATGTAAGTTAGTTTTAAGGTTTACTGTATGTTGAACTCTATAAATTCCTGTTCTCATATATATAGAGTTGTCTATTTCATCTCCAAATAGAGATTTAAGAGTACCTTTTACCAAGTAATGTAGATTCTCACTGCTTGGAAAGTTAAATACACTACTATGTATAGCAATATGATAGCCACTACCACTAAAATAAGGTTGTGTAGACCATTTTACATCTACTCCCATATCTTCTAGCTTAATCATAATACTTCTAGTTTTGTTAAGAGTGTATTCATCACTGTTATTAGCTTTATCTATATCTAATAAAATCCAGTCAATACTTCTTTCGCCAAAGTAATTCTTTAAACCACCATTAGCTTCTGCGTAATCTACTGCTTTTTTAGTATATAAATAAACTGACCTAAATAAAGGTGTATCTGACTTTATGTAGTTTACTAAGTCTTTTTTGGCAATGAGTCGCCCTCTATCACGAGGGCTACCCACTGCTATTTCAACGTAGTCAAACACTATAAGTTTCCTACTCCACTAGCTGACATCTCTACACTTTGTTGTGGTGTATTTATATCTGCTTCAGTAGCTTCTTTAATAAAGCCTTTGCTTTTAAACCACTTTACATCTGCCTCTAGCTTTAGTTTACCTTCGTCTGTATTAGGTTGTATTCTATAAAATACTCTAGAATAAACTTTAGCACCAGTCGTTTTAGGTTTTTCTTTGTAAACGTATGCTAAGAAGTTAAAGTCAAGGTCTCCACCAGGCATAACATTTTGTGTATGAGATTGATTTAAATGAGTCGCAATATTAGTGACTTCTTTACCATCAGCATCCTCCCAATTACCATCTACGTTTAATCCTGCACGTTCACCTATTACATCAAAGAAGCCATAAATCCTCTTTAACGCTGTACCACCAGTTATTTTACCGTTGATATCTTTTTCTAGATTACCAGCTATTCTTAGTGATTTTTGATAGTCACTACCTTCTTGTTTTACTTCTACATCTAAGAATAAATCTGCCCAATCAAATTGGTCTGACTTATCTTCAAATCCTAGTATAGCTATAGGTGTGAACCCATAAAAATTACTAACACCTGAACTTTTTGTTTCTTCTGGTCGAAATATCGCCATTTATTTACCTTCACTTTCTTTTTTATATATGTTAGACCAATTAAATTCTATGCATTGGCCACGTAAGTGTTCACATCTACTACCTGCTTCTATAGATTCGTCTGCTTTAAACGACACCATTAACTTCTCGTCTTCCCTTAAGACATAACCGATAGCATCACAATCTGACATAATCAGATTCTTCAACTTACCAGTTATATCTAAAGATTCAGGTTCAACTAGGGCTTTACCATCTATAACAGCCCTAGCAACCTTTCTATGTCCAACGATAATTAAATGGTCGCAACAGTCTCTAAAAGCATTGATTGTATTCATTACTTTCTCACGAGCTAACGCATAACCTTTACCGAATGTTAAATCAGCAATAGACGCTACTTCATACTCTGCACAAACAGCTTGTTCAGCCCATTGTACAACTTTATCAATAGTATCTATAGCTATGTATTTAAATTCGTGACCTTCCATAGCGTCTTTAAGAGTTTGGATTAACTCTTCTCGGTTATTTACTTCTTGCACATAAGCTTCCACCATGTGCGTTCCTTTTTCAGTATCTATAATCAGACAGTCATCTAACTGCGAGAGCATAGTAGTTTTACCTACCTTGGGTGCTCCATACAGAAGAAGTACTTTCGGATTCAGAGACACTGGTTTGCGTTTCTGTTTCTTTATCACTATTTTCTCCATTTATTAAGGGGTTTACTTTACCGTATTCTTTAGTCATATACGGTGACAACGACTTCCAAATATACGTATAATAACTTCTATCATGCAAGACATTAAATACTTGTGACAACATTAGTCCAGCAATTATATTAGCTGTAAATATTGTATGCTTTGCAGTGCAAGGTAAATCAGGTATATCTTTACTAGATTTCCAATTAGATAGATAGTTATCGTTCCAATAGTCAACTGTGTGAATGTCCATTGACAATGCACCCATACGACCATCTACTAATACTTTTCTATTACGTTGTCTAGTCCAGTTCATATACACTATTTTACGTATTTCCATATTATCTGGAGCCATCATTGTACATGCTGTGACATTGTCTGTAAAGCCAAATTTAGCATGTTCAATAATTTCTGTTTCGCAACCAAAGTGTTTAACTAAATCTCTAGCTGCCTCTGTTTTAGGTTTACCTAAGTAACTTTCTGGATACATTGTTGTACTAAGATTATGCTCTTCTAATACATCAAAGTCCCATACGTGAATCTTTTTAAATCCCATCATAGCTGCAGATAGAATGAGCGATGAGCCCACTCCACCTGCACCTATGACAGTAATTTCCTTAAGATTCTTTTGGTTAATTAAGTCCTTGTTTCTTAAGAATCTGCTCATGCAATAATACCTCCGTCAAAATCTACGTCTATTGCATTTTTATTACAGAAATCATCTAATTTAGCTTCAGCATCTATTGCTTCTTGCTCTATTAGTTCAAACCTAGGACTACCATATGGAACTTTATACCATTCTTCACTACTTTTTTCGTAAGCTAAGTATAGACCATCATACTCTTTTTGAAGTTTACCTTCTAACTTAGGTTTGTTTTTTAATGAAGAATTAACTAAAGTTCTCTCATCAAATATAGCAGTTTGTCCCATCAGACCTGTTCTACTATAGTACGTAGGCATTATTTTAGCATCTTTTTTCTTTTGTTTTTCTAAAGATTGAAGACATTTTTTAAATAATCCATTAGGTTTACAATCATTGTAATCAATAGAAACATAGCCTTGTTTTTCTTTTGTCCAGTGGACTTTTTGAAAGCTGTCAAGCCAACTAAATGAGAATGCAAAAGGGCTTTCTGTACTTTCATGAGCTACTACTAATGATGGATAACCTACTGTATTAGCACATTCTTTCATATGGTCTCTATCTGTTCCACTAAAGAAAGCACCTCCACCTAACGTATGATGACTGTGTATAAGACCTTTGTAACATTCTCTAAGCTTAGGATTTTCTTTATAAGCTTTTTGAATCATTGTAAGTTGGTCTTCTCCATCAAACTCTGTTGCTGCAGTACTACCTAAATCAATAGGGTAAAATGCCACAAGTTCCCAATCTGTACACCAGCCATGTTTATTCTCGTTTAACTTACTATAAAATCCTACACCAGACCACTCTGTTTTAGGATATAAATCTAGCAAGTGTTTTATTTGTTTATAGATTGAGATTTTCAATCTGCACTGTACTTTTGTCATCTTTTTTGAGCCTCCTTAACTCCTTTTCGTAATATTCTATTTTTACTTGTTTATGTATTTCTTCTATAATATCTAATTGAACATAAAAGTCTCTGTTCGCATTTTCCATTAATGTAGAAATATCTTCTCTTTTTGTTTTTTCTACCTCAAGTTTATCAACATAGTTAATAAAACTTTCAGCGTTGTCCCAGCCCATTACTGTATCATTTAAAAGTTCGTCTGTATTTACAAGATTATGTATATTTTGATATACATTACTTATCATAACACCATAATTTACACTTTGATTTTGTAATGTATCTTTCCAGTTGACAAACTTATTTTGTAGCATTCTTAATACATTAATAGCTTCTTTAAACTCTTCGTAATAAGATTCATTATGACCTTGTAAACATAAATCAAACAGTTTAGTTCCTCTATCATGATACCTTTTGTCTGTTTCAGGCTGATTAACATAAAAATATTGATTAGTACATATTGCATTTGATATATCTCTATCAAAATAATCATAATCTTCATGCCATTCACCTGTTACATCACCACATTCAGCATAGCAAGTAGTGTATAATTTTCTTACATAATGTAACACAAGTATGAATGCTTCATTTAAACTAGGGCAATCAGTTACTTTAGTTTGTAACCACAAAGCTAAGTTATATGCACCTATATGTTTTACAGATTTAAAATGGAGAAGTTCTATATCTTCATTATAATATCTACTTCCACATTCTATGTGTCTTATAGTTCTAGATAAAGGTTCTGATTCGTATTCTCTTTTTCTAGCAGGTGTCAATTTAATGTTGTAACTAGCAAAATCACTACCACCATATTTATTTGTTAACGACCATATATTTTGCTCTATTGGATACATATTATCAGACTTTATAAAAGCTTCTTTTAGCATGTGTTCATTAAATAATGGAAGTCTATTTATCTTTTCAAAGTCTTCAGGTTGATGATGAGGACTTCTATAGTTCCAAGAAGTTAAAAATCTTCTTATATGCCATATGAATCCTGTAAAATTATAGTTTGTTACAGATGCTGTAATAGCTGTTTCCATACCAGCAAAGCACGCGTTACCATGACTAATATGTGGATGTTGTGCGTATACAAAGTCTTCTACAAGCTTACCATCTAATACACCCTGTTGTTTTGTATAAAACTTAAATACCCATTTATCAAAACCTGTGTTTATAACTCTAAGATAGTAATCACCAAGCCTAAATATTTTTCTACGCTTTAGTTTTACATCTTTAAACTTAAACCAGAACTCTATAGAGTCTACAGGTATTTTAATGCAGTTAGATTCATGCTCTTCTGTATGTTGTACAGCTTTTACAAGCTCACAAGTATCATCACCTAAGAGTGTATCAACAAACTTTGGTATGTCTTCTGGTGGCCTTGTAAATGAATCTTGGTTATAATCATCAAATTTACTTATTACATCGTCTATTATAGT